TATGTGCTGGGGGTGATTCCATGACGATAGGTACTCTGGGTGATGTGGTCTTTTCTGTGAGTTCCAAGAAGGTGCAAACCTTTAATAGCATGAGCTGGAAGAAGTCGTACAAATACGCCAGCCACAACATGTACGGCAGGAAGGGCCTGGTCGAATTCACCGGCATGGATCCGGACGAAATTGAGCTGGATATGGAGTTTTCCATCTTCACCGGCGTAAATCCATTGAAGATGCTCAAAGCCCTTGAAAAGATGGCGAAGAAGCACAAGATCGCCAAGCTGATCATTGGGCATGAAGTGATCGGGAACAGCTGGGTGATCACCGGCATTCAGATTGAATCGCAGACGTTTTTTGCCGATGGAACCATGATGACAGCATCGGTGAAGGTGAATATCAAGGAGTATTTGGAGGAATGAGCCATGACGTATACGATTGATTGTAGCAAGGGCGTGGCGCTTTCTCTGGCACCGGCTACGCATGTTGACGAGGTAATCCAAGGCATCTTTATCCTGCTGAACACCTACATCGGAGAGGTGCCGTGCTTTCGTGAGTTTGGCATAGACCCAGCCTACAAGGACAAGCCGATTCCGATAGCAAAAGCCCTGTATGCATCCGCGATCACCGAGGGAATCGAGAAATACATCCCTGGGGTTACGGTAGATCAGATAACCTTCACACATAAGTCCGACGACATGTCCACCCTTCTTCCGAAAGTGGAGGTGACCATCAATGAGCAGGATTAACAGCGATTACGAGTTTGTATCGTATGACGTTAATAAGATTCTGGCCGACATGATCGCTCTGTATGAGGCGATAACGAACCGAACGATGCAGCCCTCCAGCCCGGAGCGGCTGCTTCTTGCATGGTTCGCCGCAGCATTCGCAGAAGCGAACGCCGCCGTCAACTACGCGGGGAATCAGAACATCCCTTCCAGGGCAGAAGGTGAAAACCTTGACGCCCTCGCCCAGCTGTTCTTTATGACAGATCGGCCCGACGCCACGCCGGCCACTGTGACGATGCGTTTTCATATCAGCGAGGCACAGACGACGGCCATCCTGATTCCGAAGGGAACAGAAGTGTGCGACAGTGATGGCTCTGTCACTTTTGCCACGACCGTAGATGCCTATATCGACATAGGCGATACATATGTTGATGTCAGCTGTGAATGTACCGAGGACGGGATTGTTGGCAATGGCTATACCACGGGCCAGATCAACACTCTGGTGGATGACAGCATCCTGTATTTCGACCACTGCGAGAACATCGACGAATCTGACGGCGGTTCCGACGTCCCGGACGATGATGAATTCTATGATCTCATGGTGGCCAGCGAGGACGCCTACTCCTGCGCGGGGGCCCGAGGCGCGTATGAATACTGGGCCAAGTCCGTTTCGATGGAGATTTCCGATGTCGTGGTGAATTCGCCGACGCCCGGAACCATCTGCATTTACGCGCTGATGGACGATGGCTCCATTGCCGGCAGCGAGGTCAAGGCCGCAATCCTCAATACATGCAGCGCTGACAGCGTCCGGCCACTGACAGATTACGTCACCGTCGAGGATCCGGATGTGGTCACCTACGACATCACCCTCACGTATTATCTGTCCGAGGAATCTACAGAAAGCGCCGCTGATCTGGAAGCAGCCATCGAAGATGCCGTGAATGAATATGTCACTTGGCAGAGCGAGAGGCTGGGGCGCGACATCAACCCCTCCAAGCTGATCTCCATGATCATGGCTGCTGGTGCCAAGCGCGTCGTGCTGACATCCCCCACATATCAGCACCTTGAAGATGGCCGGGATATTCAGGACGTCGAAACCCCTCAAATCGCATCGGTAGGCACGATCACACTGACGAACGGGGGGTATGAGGATGAATAACACAGTCACCAAGGAGATGCTCCTGCGGACCGCGCCGAGCGTTCTCATGAACGATGCCAATATGAAACCCATAGTGGAAGTCCTGGCAGAAACCATGACGAATCTATTTGGCAAATGCTCATTTCCCACCATCCTTTCCCGGATTGATGAACTCCCCGAGAGTATGCTGGATATTCTGGCCAAGGATTTCAAGGTCGAATGGTACGATTACAACTGGGGCATCGAGGCGAAGCGAAAGACCATCAAGGACAGCTTTTACATCCACCGACACCTCGGTACCGTAGGCGCGGTCAAGCGCGCCCTGACAGATGTCTGGCCTCCGTCCACCGTTGAAGAATGGTTTGAGTACGGAGGCGAACCCTTCTATTTCCGGGCAATCCTGGACGCGAGCGACAGCACGGAACCGATTCATGTGGACAGTGCATTGAACGCGATCATGTTCTACAAGTCTGCGCGCTCCCATCTGGAAAGCAATATTCCTGTCGTGCGGGTGTCCTTCGGAATCATCATCCATACGAACCAGGACAGCAGAAAATACCATGTCCGCTATTGCGGCACCGAACCCCGCGTTGCAACGCACGGAAACAGGTCTCATGAGGTGCTTGTTCTGGAAGATAGTTCCCCCTCTGTCGTCTATCACAACCCGCTTACGGGCCAGCTGAGCGCCGGTACGCATCCTCGCGTATCGACGCATGGCAGTGTAGACGACAACGGTCTGGCCGTGGCTGCATCGACCTTTGAATCCACCTACACGGCGCGTCCATGTGGGACTTCGCTCAATTCGCTCGCATAGGAGGTGAGATTATGTTGACTACCCAGGCTTTTGCTGATTTTCGGAATTTCGTAAAGCGGCGCGTAGGCAAGGCACAGTACCGTGTCGGTTCGACCTGGTACGACGCGCCGATCGTTGATGCCGCAATCATCAGCGACGGCACCGTGCGTATCAAGAGCCAGATCGCCCACGGCGCTGCGTGTACCATTGCAGAAGTGCGGCTGCTGAATACCGAAAACGCGGTATGGGCGGCGAAGACAGTGAATGTGGTGATCGAGTCCGCCAGCACCAATCTTCTGCAATGGTTTGACTTCAATATTACCGAAAGCGAGGTGAGTTAAGCATGTATCCTGTGACTATTTGGGTAGACGAGACGGACGAGTTTGAGGATCGGTTTACCGAATCTCTGAATGGTGATGGGTCGATAACCCATACCAAAGTGCGCGGCACCGTGTTTGTGGAGGGCACTCCGCAGGACGCCGCGCACTTTAACAATCAGGAGGCCGGCATCTTCGACGCGCACTCCGCGACGCTGCTGCTGGTGAACGCGCTGCGTCAGATCGGATGGCGCGTCGAAGATCTGGAAAAGGCCACGGTGCAGGAGACGGGAAGCGTGAGCCTGACGAACACCCTGGAGTTCCCGTTCAACAACAGCAAGAAGACCGTGGCGCTGACGAACGTCCGGGACAATCTGAATTACATCGTCGTCGTGGTCAGTAAGACCGGCAACGGCAGCATCGGTGAAATTGAGATTTCCGAACGCCAGATCAATGGCTTCAAGATCGAGTTCACCGGCAGCGCGTCCAGCGCCACGGTGACCTACGCTGTGATCGGGGGGTATGACCAGTGAGCATCCAGATGGTGAAACGTGGCGGCGAAGGGCACGAGGCTGATTTCAAGGAGTTCCTGATCTCCGGAACGGCTGACGTTGCCAACCTGCCCACCAAGACGAGTGATCCTTCCGCAGCCTACGGGAGCGTTGCGTATACGCAGGACATGGAACACACGTATATGCTCGGTCCCGACAACGTATGGCGGGAGGTGTGAGGCATGGACATAATCACCCTCGCTCAGGCGAAGAAGTACGCCAAGGCTCTGGTTGAGGCGCTCGACCTGAACGTGGAGCAGCTGGGCGATGACGTGGAGCTGCTCGAAGATGACGTGATCGTGGTGGACGCAGACGGCGATCTGGCAACTACCCTGATCATGAACAGGCTTCGGCAGCACATCTGGCAGAACGAGGATGACGCGCTGGTCTGTGAGGAAGGGACTGTCTCGATGACCAACAATCAGAAGTTCCCCTTCAACAACTCACAGAAAACCGTCGCCCTGGTCAAGGTCCAGAAGAACACGAAATACGTCGTGATCGTAGAGGATGTCACCGCGGGGAACGTCGGCGACATCGTCGTCACGGACAAGCAGGTCAACGGATTCAAGATCGCCTACACGGGAAGCGCCGCGAGCGCGACCGCGAAATACACAGTGATAGGAGGAATCATCAAATGATTATCGTGAACATGAACGAGGGCCCGAAGATCGACTATGAAATCCAGAACACGGCCACCAAGAAGAAGATCACCTTCGACGACGATCTGACGATCAACCTTGCCAAGCGCGAGGAAGATTATCCGGTCCACATCGACGTCTGCTTCGACGAGGACAGCGACCTGGTCATCGGCACCGCGGCGGGCAGGGCCTACGTCGCGCAGATCGACATCCCTGCCAGGCAGTACACGCCCGGCGAGACGGAGGAAGACCCGCCCGTCCCGGTCCCGCTGGACCTTGACAACGTGACGCTCTCCCTGTGGAGCATCGAGTAAAGGAGGAATGAACCATGTCTGCAAACTTTGATCTTTCTGCGCTGGCGCTCAAGGCGGTCTGCCCGAGCAATGAAATCCTCTATGATGACAAGGGCATGCCCAGCATCATGGTGAGGATTCCCAAGATGACCTATGCGGAGCTCGGCCTCGGTGCCTCCACCGCGACCTTCCCTGCCTTCATCGTGAATGGCCAGGAGGTGGATGAAATCTACATCTCGAAGTATCAGAATATCGTCCAGAACGGCCGCGCCTACAGCTTGCCCGGGCAGGACCCGAAGACGTCCATCAACTTCGATACTGCGCTGGCAGCTTGCACAGCGAAGGGTGCAGGCTGGCATATAATGACCGCCTTTGAATGGGGTGCTCTGATCGCCTGGTGCGAGAAGAACAACTTTATCCCGCTGGGCAACAACAACTACGGCAAGCATTCCAGCGAGGCCAACTACAAGGCGCTGCCGGCATCTACAGACGGCACCCATTACGCGGTGCGTACCGCGACCGGAACCGGCCCGCTGACCTGGTATCACGATCAGAGCCCGGACGGTATCGCCGATCTGTGCGGCAACGTCTGGGAGTGGACAGGCGGCATCCGCACCGTGTATGGCGAGCTGCAGATCCTCGTGAACAACAACGCCGCGGATGGCAACAATCCCCAGACCGCAGCCTCCACGCTTTGGAAGGCGATTAACGCCAGCGATGGTACACTGATCGATCCGGATGGCACCGGCACGACCACGGGCTCTGTGAAGATGGACTATGTCAGCAGCAAGCTGACGTATGACACGACCATCTCCGATACCGGAACCAGTTACAGATCATGCGAGTTTAAGGACATCGCATTCTCTGCGAATATTGGGGACGATGCGAAGAGCCTGCTTATTGCTCTTGGAATGGCTCCCAAGTCCGGCACGATCGTTCCCACTGGAAATGCCGTGTACTGGGACAAGAACCAGGCAGAGCGGAGCTTCTACCGTGGCGGCAACTACGTCAGCACCGCGTACGGCTTTGCCTCGTTCTATGGCAACTACGCTCGCTCGGTCGCCGGCGGCGACATCGGTTTCCGTTCCGCTTATGTGAAACTGCCTGCTGCTTAACTGTGTCCTGATTCCCCCGCGATAGCGGGGGCGTCTCTCCTTCCCGCCGAAGGCGGGAAAATTTTTTGCCAAAATTGCGATAATCGAAATTTTCTTTCAATTCCGAGACGCCATGAGAAAAAAGTCGTATAATTGCGACAATTCCACGACGGACAGGATGTGTGCCGAATGGCCGAGGAGTTGATGATTCTCCAGAAGATCATGGATATGATGGAGTACGCCTACCCCGCGCTGGCTCAATATCCCAAGTCTGAAAAGTTCGCTCTCGTGACCGACATAAAGCATTGCATGGATGCCATGCTGGAACGCTGCATCGAAGCGCAAAAGCATTACTACAAGAAGAACACCCTGCAAATGCTGGACGTGGAGATTATGAAGCTGCGGGCCTACCTTCGCCTTTCCCACACCTTGCACTTCCTCCCGACGAAGAAGTACGAGGTGTGGTCTGGCAAGGTCGTGGAGATTGGCAAGATGCTCGGCGGCTGGCTGAAGTCCGTCAACGGCCAGCCGAAGACATAGGGTACTGGTCATGTTTGCGGAGCTTCTACCGTGGCGGCAACTACAACAACACCGCGAACGGCTTTGCCTCGTTCAATGGCAACAACGCTCGCTCGAACGCCAACGGCGACATCGGTTTCCGTTCCGCTTTACCTCATAAGTCAGATATTGTAAGCTCAAGGGCTTGCTTTCAGCACCGAGGTGTAAAGGGATCAGCTTCCTCGATCTACGCAATGTAGGCAGAAAAAGTATTGGCTGCGAAGTCCGCTCACGCTGACACGCGCAGCACCCGGAGAGGCAGTATGGACAAGTATCAGCATGTTTTCGATGACTTCATCCAGTTTGAAAACCTGTATGACGGATATCTGCTTGCGCGTCGAAACAAACGTTTTAAGCAGGAGATACTGGCCTATACTGCCAACCTGGAGGAGAACCTAATCGACGCACAAAACCACCTGATCTGGAAGGATCTGGAGGTCAAGGGAATTCACTCGTTCTATGAGTATTTCCCAAAGCGGAGAATCATTCATGCGCTCCCGTTCCGCTATCGCGTGATGAATTGCGCGGCCTATCGGGTGCTGTGGCCGATTTATTCCAAATCGTTCTACGAGCACTCCTATGGCTCCATTCCGTATCGCGGACAGATCAAGGCCGTGCGTCAGCTGCAACAATGGCTTCGCCTGGTTGACCGAAAACCCGACAAGTGGTATATCGGAAAAGCAGATGTCGCCAAATTCTTTTTCCGGGTTCCCGTGGACGTTCAGCTGCGAGAGCTCGGGAGACCGCTCGATGATCCTGATATGATGTGGTATTTGGAAAAGATGATTCGAGCCGATGGCCGACCCTTCGGTCTGCCACTGGAAATCTCCGAGCCCACGGACACTGATCTGGTGGCCGGCGTGGGTATGCAGGTCGGCTCCCTGATCTCCCAGATGACGGCCAACATCGTGCTGACGCCGCTTGACCATTACGTGAAGCGCCGGCTGATGGCCCCATATTACATCAGGTACATGGATGACATGATCATCCTGGCGCCGTCAAAGGAACAGGCGTGGGACATCATCTATGGCATGGATGGCTTTCTGCAAGAGAACCTGGGCCTACAGCTGAACAACAAGACAGCTGTCATTCCTGCGAATCATGGCGTGGAGTTCGTCGGGAAGGTGGTTCACAGGGATAGAATCGATCTCCGGAAGTCCACCAGCCTGCGGATGAAGAAGCACCTGCGATACATCCGGGAGCACTACGGCATCGGGGACATCGACTACGATTACGCCCGCAGCGTCATCCTCAGCTACCTGGGCATCCTGAAATACACCAGCGACAACGCCCTGCGGGACAAGATGCTACAAGACTACAAGCTGGTTCGACATCGAACCGAATAGACCATGAACATTGAGCGTCGGCTTCGGCCGGCGCTTTTTGTATGCCAAAAAGGAGGTAAGAACCATGGAAAAGAAGCCCATCGAAACCAACGAAGTGTATGAGAATCAGGATGTCGGCGACGAGGAGGCGCAGTGTGACGCAGTGTTCGTTCGCGACGGCAAGGGCCGAATGATCAGAATGGAGGTGGATGACGATGCTTAAAACCATCCAGCACAACGACAAAGATGTTCTTGTCGTTGTAGCAAAACTACTGACCGGCTATGTGTCGGTCACCAAGAAAGTCGCCGATACGGCGGCTTTTATTTCTGAGCACGAAACCTACGATGCCGGGTTTGTCGCTCATGTCTGTGCATGGCAGAGCAACCACAGCCTCACCTCTGACGGCGTCATAGGAAAGGCTACTTGGACGGCTATTGCCAAGGAAGCGCCCACCTGCTCTACGTCCAAGCTGAAGACCAGCGCCATTACGCTGGCCTGTCAGCTGCTGTTGGGCGGCAACCTGACGGCCGACGCCATCTTCGGCACGAGGACGAAACAGGCTGTCGCCGCGTTCCAGTCTTCTGCCGGCCTGAGCTCTGACGGCATCTGCGGCCCCAAGACATGGGGCGCCCTGATCGGCGTGAAGGACGAACCCACCGGGAAAACCATCAATCCCTATGTCCACTACTTGCAGTGGGACAAGCGGTGGAAGAATATCATGTACAGCAACCACGGCAATAAGAATCAGACCATTGGCAACAGCGGCTGCGGCCCGAGTGCTGTTGCCCAGGTTGTCGCCCAGTGGGTTGACCCGAACCTCACGCCGGTGGAGATGTGCCAGCTCGCCCTTGACAACGGTTACCGGACAAAGAACAGCGGCACAAACGGCGCGTTCTGCGAGTTCATAGCCAACAAATATCCCGAGATCGAAAAGTGCACCCGCACCAGGAGCGTGAAGACGATCAAGAACGCCCTGCAAAAGGGAGCGCTCGTCATCACCTGCATGAACTCCAACTGCGATCACTTCTGGACGACGGGCGGTCACTATGTCACCGCCGTTGGATATGACGATAAGGGTTATATCTACGCGGCGGACCCGAACAAGTCTTCCTGTCCGCGTAAGCAGAAAGATGCAGACTTCGAGAAGTGCTTGAAGCAAGCCTGGATCCTCTGGCCTGCCAAGAAAGAGGAGGAAACCCACGACCCTTTTGAACGAGTCGATGATGGCAAAGCGCAGGAAAGAGGGACGGCCATCATCGACGTGAGCAAGTGGCAACCCTCTATCAACTACGACAAATTCATCAAGGATACCGCGCTGATCATCCTCCGTGTTGGTCGGCGCGGAACCGGTGGAAGCGTCAAGATCGACGAGTGCTTCATCAAGCATGCCGACGCTCTCAAAAAACGCGGTATTCGGTTCGGCGTCTACTTCTACAGTATCGCCAATACCGGAACCAAGGCGCGTGAGGAGGCCCGGAGTTTCGTCAAGTGGGCGAAGGATTACAGCCCACTGTTCTGGGCCATGGACGCGGAAAAGGAAGAGATCACCCATGAAGCAATCGCTGTGTTCGCTGACGAGATGAGGAAGCAGGGCGTGAAGAAGCTCGGCTGCTACGTCGCCCACAAACTGTATCAGAAATACGGCTACGACGGCCTGCGCCCTCGGTTTGACTTCACCTGGATTCCCAGGTATGGGGCAAACAGAGGAACCATTGAAAGCTCCATCAAACCGGACTTCCCCTGCGACATGTGGCAGTTCACATCCACCGGCAAGGTTGCCGGCATCTCCGGAAACGTGGATATGAACATCATCACGGGGACCGGCAAGCCGCTGGAATGGTTCCTGGGAGGTGACGAATAATGCGTTTCTTCCGCAACCTCTTCTCGGTGGTCATGTTTACCATTATTTTTATGGCAGTGTTGTTGTCGGTCAGGGAATATGCGTATGACCATTGGAGCCCTTACCTGATCGACTACAACGCTCCTGGGGTAGACATTACCTCCGAGGGGCCAGACGCTTACATCACGGAAGAAGAATGGGAAAGGCTGTGGGGTGATTAACATGGAGTGGTTGCAAATCGTCCTATCGTTTCTTTCGAGCATCGCCGTGGCGTTTATCGCCATCATACCGAGCATAAAGGCGAATCGCAAGAAGACTGACAATGCCGTCAAGGAATCGCAGGAGGCGGCGAAGAAGGACATGGAGAAGATGCAGACCACGCTCAACAACCACATCCGCGAGGACGAGGACGAGCGCGCCCGAAACCAGCGTTACCGCATTCTCCGCTTCTACGATGAGATGTGTGATAAGCGCAAGCACTCCGAGAGCCACTTCGAAGACATCCTGGACGACATCGACGACTACGAGAAATACTGCGAATCACATCCCGACTTCAGGAACAACCGCGGCAAGGTGGCTATGGAATACATAAAGGGTATGTATGGCACCATCAAGAGCCGCGGCGGTTTTCTGACTCACGACAACGTACAATCCGATGCAACGGATGAATGAAAGGAGAATCCCCATGAAGAAGATTCTTGCTCTGGTGCTGGCAGCAATGCTGCTGACCGTGTTCTGCTTCGCCTGCCTGGCCGAGACGCCCGCAGTGCCCGTCCAGCCCACCGCGCCCCTGATCGATCTGACCGGCCTGGTCGTGTCCATCGTGGTGCTGATCTTTGAAGGGCTGATGGCCTGGCTGCTGCACGCGATCATCCCTCCCGCGAAGAAGTGGCTGAATTCTCATACATCCAAGAATCAGCAGACCGTCATCTGGAACGTCGTCAAACGCATGGTAGAAGCCGCCGAACAGATTATCACCGGCGAGAACAAGGGCGACGAGAAGCTGGCCTGGGTCGAAGCACAGCTGAAACAGAAAGGGTATAATATTGACAGATACACGATAGAGGCCGCGGTGAAAGAAATGAATGACAAGTCGCTCACCGCTATTGCCGCGGAATTGGGTATTCCGGGCGATAAACAGGAGAAAACGGAAGATGAATAAGATCGCCGGGGTTATGGGATATGCTCCCATGGCCCCGGCTTTTTTCATTTTTGGAGGTGAAATGTACAGGTTCAGTTAGACATCCTGTCGCATATAGCGAGATTTCGCGTTGCAACGGCCCTGCCGCCGCCTGCGCCGTGCTGGGCTATTTCCCCATAGGGCAGAAATGAAGCCGCCCTCAGCGGGGCGGCAGCGCGTTTCAGCTATATATCTCGTTGTACAGGCCCATGATCTCTCCGATCGACAGCTTCTTCAGTTCCTGTTCGCCAAGGCACTCCATCAGCCTTTCGCCGTCAACGTCCATGGCGTACCCGTCGAAGTCCGGGCCAATGATCTTGATGATCACCGTTCATCCCTCCTCGTCCAGCTGATGCCGCAGCTGACGTTTGAACTCATTGTAGGCGTGGATCGCCTCGCGGTCGTTCTTGTCCACCTGCTCCCATTTCTCCTTCAGGATGGCGAAGTATTCAGCCTGTGTCATTCCGATTCCTCCTCGATCAGCGTCACCATCTCGCCGATAGTGGCGAGGGCTTCTTCGTAGTTGTGCCCGTTCGTGATCTTGCGGAAGTACGGCTGAAATTCCTC